CCGACATTGACGACTACCGCCGCCTAGAGTCCACGGTGGATGAGGTGGTGAAGGAGTCGTCTGCCGCCACTGACAACGCGGTGTTGCGCGAGTTGGAGGTTGACCCGAAGGGTGCCACTGAGCAGGAGGCCCGGGCCGCTGCGGAACGTATGGGCGCACAGTACGACATTGAGGATGAGGCCACTTCTTTCACCACATCTAACGGGTCAGTTTACACCCGCCAGCAAGACGGCACCTACCTACGTGTGCAGGATCAGAACAACGCTACAAGCGTAAACCCGCCTGACTCTACTCGTTTCAGCAACACCAAGTTCGCCGCCAACATTGATGATGCCACCGCTATTCAAATGGCGCACGAGCGTGGGCTGTTCCTAGTCAACGACGACGGTACGCTTGTGGGCCTACGGTTCATTGACGATGGTTTAGACAAAGCCGAAATGATGCGGTTGCGCCGCGATGAGTTGATGGGCTTTGATGAGGCGTACGTCGCCGCTGGTGGGCGCATCGAACGTATCAACGTCACCCTGGCCGATACCCCCACTAAGGGGTCATTCCCTATCGAGTGGGACGACGCAGGAAACTTCCACGCTGGCTCAGAGGTGTCGGAGGTAGTGGCAGCAAAGGCACGTGACAGCGCTGACTTGGCTACGAAACCTCGCGGCGAACGTGTCACCGACGACGGCACCACACCGCCACGCAGTGAGGACACTCCCTCGCTAGGAGGCATCCCCGCAGTCGGTGAGCAGGCTGCCCCCTCCCCGATCCGTGACTCAGCAGAACGGCTCGATGCCGACCCCGAGGATGCGCGTCGTGCCACAGAGTACGCACATAACGCTGCCGCTCTAGAGGACGAAACGGTGCAGTCGTACTTTGAGGCGACTGAGCAACTGCTCGATGCGTACCGTGCCGCAGGGCACAACATGGCCGACATTGACCCCGAGGACTTCGTTGCCATGCTGCACGCCTACCACGGGCTGCACAGCAAGGGTGCGGATATCAGCAAGGCGATCAAGGGTCTTGTCGGCGGCAACTTCGACAACATTGCGAAACTGATTGCACGCACGAACAACCCTGCCGACCTGTACGACCTGTTCCCCCTGTGGGGTGCCGACACGCTGCGTGGTTTGGCCGGTGTGCAAGACCCGCATCAGGTACTAATGATCCTGTTCAACGGGGTGCTGAACGGGAAGATCACCCGCGCCTCTAACCGTGTCGCACGGTGGAGTGTTCAGCACGGGCAGTCGGGTCACGCGGGTGCGGCGTTCATGCGCCGTGTCGTGAGCCTGTCCCGGGGTGGTGTGCCTAACTCGCACCTTGCACGGTTTGAGGATACCGACTCTGTTGTGAAGTTGTTAAGCGACTTCATCCTTGAGGGTGCGTCCATGACGTACCGACGTAAGAAGAGCCTTGAGGGGTGGGAAGAGTTCAGGCGCGATTACCTGTCGCAGATGATTATGGCCCCCACCGCTGAGGCTAAGAAGCGTGTCTGGATTGAGGCACAGAACGAGTTTCTTCACCGCATCCCGGGCTGGGATTCGATGGACAGCACCGTTCAGAAACAGTGGACGGACAAGATGCGGTGGACGTTCGATAAGAACATCACGCAAGAGGCACGGGACGCTGACATTCGTGCACGCATGAACCGTGGAATGCAGAGCCTCATCGTGGGGCTGGCCGATGATCCTTCCACGTTCAACGAAGATTACGCCGGTCTGATCCACGCCGCCTCTGACCTGTCAGGCAACGTCGCCATGATGGACACGAAGGCCATTCGCAAACTGTTCAACGTGATCGAAGAGACAGGGAAACTCACAGCCAAGGGTAAGGCTGTCAACACCGCTACGGCGATCAACGACTGGTTCGACCTGTACCTGCGTCCGCTGTACCTTGCCATGCGACCCGCCTACATGCTGTTGCAGGTTGCCGACTCCGGTGGCCGTGCTATGGCTATCGGGGCCACCAACCTGTTCACCTCGCCGTTACAGACTATGGCTATCGCAGCGCACCTGACGTACACGGGGGACACCCGCATCGTCAAGACGCTGAACAAGATTATGCGGTCGGCACCGACGAACCCTGACGGCACACCGATGTTCGGTGAGGCGCAAATGTCGGCGCTACAGGGTGTGCTTGACGACCTGAACGACACCACGATTGGGCAACACCTGTTGCGGCATCAGTTCCGTGACTTCGCCACACGTAACTCGCAGACTGACTCCCACATGCTTGACCTTGGGTGGCAGAAGATCGACCGTGGCAAAGACAACTTTGACCGTGGCTGGGCACAGACCCTCATGTTCCACATGACCCCCGGCAAGTACGGGGACGGCATGTTTCAAGACGTGTTCGACGTGATGCTTGGGGAAACCCCGCAGCATGTTGACGAGTGGGCGAACAGCACAGGCAAGGTGTACGCGTCACGCGAGGACATGGTTACGGACTACTACTACAGTGGCCCGGGTCAAGACCTGTTCCACAAACTGATCGACTCAGCGCAGACGAAACGCCAGCACATTCCCCTGTTGCAGCAGATCGCTCAGGATCGCAACAAACTTCACTCGTTCCTGTGGGCCGATGATGATGCTGCGAGTGTCTACAACCGTGTGCACGACTTGACGGGACAGTTCGACGCGCCTGTCATGCAGACCATCCGGCAGATCGCCCGGGCTAAGGCACAGTGGGCGCACTACCTTCACACCATTGCGCCGCGTAAGGCTGACAAGGCGTTGAGCGGCAAGGGCAAACCGTTCATTCGGGAGATTACCCTGCCTGACGGCAAGGTTGTGAAGTTGGATGTGGCGAAGCCTAACGCTGTGGAGAATCTGCTGGCGAGTGTGGTGCGCCGTGTACCGGAGGACGCGCAACCGTACGCGGTGCGATACCGGGGACACATGGCTAACCCCGATGAGGCTGCGATCAAAGACTTCTACGAGGGTGTCCTGTCGTGGTTCTTCGGGCACGCCGGGGATGCTGAGAAGCGTCTTGGCCAGGCACCGATGCTGCGTGACGAGGTGCTGTTGGAGTCTGCGAAGCGTGTGTCTCTGCTGAGTCCTGCTGATGCGAAGGTGGCACGGGACAGGATCATGGCCCAGATTCCCCGGGTGAAGCGCACCACGAAGCACCACGAGATTGTGGCCGCGTTGAAGGTGGGTATGCCGTCAGGGGATCAGAAGGGCATGTTCACTCTCGCTGAGGTGACTGAGGCGGCGCAGAACGCGGCGTACCGCAAACTGTCCGATGTGGCGTACGGTATCCGTGGACGTAACGCCGGGGCGCAACGCCTCGCTATCATGCTCCCCTTCATTCAGTCGTGGGTGAACGCGGCACGCGTCTACATGAAGGCGGCTGTGCTCAACCCGAAGAAGTCTGCCAACGCATTGCGTCTGCTACGTACCGCACAAACCGAAGAGTCGGGTGTGGCCTACGACATTATGCCGGGGGTGGACCGGGACGACGACCCGAGCAAGCCGCTGTTCTGGACTGACGACATGGGCAACCGGAACGTCAGCATCCCCTACCTTGGGTACCCGGTTCATATCGTGGACAGTGCTCTGGCGAAGGTGATGGGTGGCAAGGCTAACCCAAACTTTGAGCAGTTCGTGAACCTGCGTGTTGACCGCTGGAATCCGCTCAACTTCGGTGAGCCGCTTCCCGGTGTCGGGCCGGGGGTGACGTTCCCCGCATCGGTGATCGACCGCCGCGTGGTCACGATCCCCACCGAGTTGCGTAAGTGGTGGTTTGCCATGCAGACCGGGGACGTGACTCAGGACAAGAACATCCTTGAGGGCAACCTGCCGTGGTTCGTGCGCGAGTTGATCCCCGCCGAAGAGGACGTTCAGGCGCAGATGGGCAACGCTGTCATGGCGTTGGTGGCGAACGACCCCGAGAAGTACCTTGACGAGAACGGGTACATCCTTGAGGACAAGGTTCCTGCCCTGACCCGTGATGCAGAGTCGCTTGCTATGGCCCTGTACCGAGGTAACCTGTGGCGTGCCGCTCTGCTGCGTGGCGGGACGAGCATCCCTAAGACGGTGAAGGACAAGAATGGTGAGTTGATTGGGCTTGCCTCTCTGTCTAACGAGTTCAACGCTGAGGTGGAACGCACCGGGAGTGTGGGTGCAGGCTACGCCTACCTCGTGGACAAGTACGGGCCGCAGGGTATCGCCTACCTGATCGGTATGCGTGACCGTGTTCCGATTGCCAACGACGAGGGCTATCAGTTCGCTGCCGACAATCAGGAGTTGTTTGACAAGACGTACGACGTGATGGGGTACTTCTTCCCGTCGTCGGACATGAACGGCGATCCTGTCATGCGACTGCGTAGCAAGCAGTATCAGCGAATGCTCACCGAGTCTGGGCAGAACCGTTTGATTAGCCCCGAGGATTGGGCGGCACGGTTTAACGAGAAGGCGAAGGCGGTAGCCGACCTTCAACTTGAACAGCGGTTCATTAACGGGGAGATTACGGAGACTCAGTACGAGGCTTCCAAGTTGCAGAACGGTAAGGACTACCAGATTGCGGTGAGTGCCGGGGCTGACACTAGCCGCCGTGAGGACTTGAGGCGGCAGATTGATGCTGCCCTCACTAACCCGACGTTGCGTAACACGGCGACAGGTAAGGCGTTGCAGTCGTACCTCATGCACTACGACTTGGTTAAGGCTCAGGCTGATGGCGGGTCGTTGGATGGTGAGGGGGATGCGCCTCTCCGCGCCTATCTACGTCAACAGGGGGAGGACTTGTGCGTGGAGTTCCCCGAGTTCATCCCGATTTGGCGTGGCACTTTGATGTGGGAGGTTGACAAGTGACGATTGACGTTGCACAGACTGTGGAGCAGGCAACTGCCGACTCCGCTCCCCCGTCGTTCCTTGAAACAATCATGGGCCTAGCCCCTAACGCGCTTAGCCTCGCCCCTTTCGGGGGCTTGGGGATGATCCCCCCGGCTGTGGCGGCTAACTACATGGACGGGCGGGGTCACAGTCAGCGCAAGGATCAACTCACTGAGGGGTTGACGGCTGTGACTGAGGCGCAACGTGCGGCTACCGAGGCCGGTCAGGCAGTGCAGGGGGCTACCGAGGCTCAGGCTGCCGCCACGAAGGACGATAAGCCCGAGCCTTCAGGCTATCTGGGTGTGGACGACATGCGGGATGCAAAGGCTGTCGCCACCGTGGTCGGTAACGATGGGGTTACCCGCTACTACGTGAACACGAAGGACGGTGCCCGGGAAGTTCTGTACAAGGATGCCGACGCGTACACCACGCTGATGAACATGGGGAACAAGGAACGTCTTGAGTGGCGGAAGGCGATGTGGCTTGGTGGGTTCTACGACCCGCAGAGTTTCGTAGGCCCGATCACTGCCGACGACATTTCGGTGATGCAGGCTGCCATGACTGAGGCGAACATGACGGGGGTGACGTGGCAGGATGCTACGGCTTCCCGCGTGGAGCAGGGTGCACGTTACGGTCGCCCGATCACCGAGTCAGAAATCATGGCGCTTGACGATGAGGTGCCGGGGCTTATCAAACAGTACGCGTCGAAGAACGGGATTGTGGTCAGCGACGACTTCATTGCACGTCAACAGCGCCGTGTGCTGAACGGTAAGGACACACCCGAGTCGGTGCTTGAGCGTATCCGCGATCAGTACGTCAAGACGATGTACCCGCAGTTCAGCGACGAGTTGGATCAGGGCATGACGATTGAGGACATTGCCTCTCCGTATGTGGACATGGCTGCGTCGTTGCTTGAAATGCCTGCTGGGTCTATCGGTATGGACGACCCGATTGTGAAGCAAGCGCTACAGGCACGCGACGATGCCGGTAACCCGATCCGTCAGCCTATCTGGAAGTTTCAGGAACAGGTCACGAGTGACCCGAGGTGGAAGTACACGAACAACGCGTATCAGTCCTACGGGTCTGCGATCAACTCGATGCTCAGTGAGATGGGGCTGTAGTCATGGTGTACGTACAACCTGCGGTGTCTCTGAACGACAGGGCTAATGCTGCGGCTGAGGCTGTCCGAGCGCAGAGGCAGGCACGTGAGGCGGCTAAGAAGGCTGCCCGTGAGCAGGCACACCAGGGTGCGATGAGTGCGTGGCGTGTGCTGGCGGATAGGCCGGGACGCTACCGCCAGTACAACTCTGAGTCACGCGCCTACCCTGTGAGCAACACCCCTAAGCCGAGTAACGACAGCCCGCACAAGGCACCGAAGACGCCTAAGCCTCCGCGTGGTAATGAGCCTGATGTGCAGGCTGCCGCGCCCCCGTCAACTAACACGTGGTCTAGCCCGGGTGAGCGTGCCGCTGCCTACGCCGAGTATGCCGACACCCTGACCAAGTACGGGTTCAAGCGCGGCGAGGTGATGCAGTTTCTCAAGGGTCTGACGTACACACAGTTGCAGAATCCTGCTCTTGTGACGCAGGCGTTCCGTGAGACTGGCACGTGGCGTGAGCGGTTCGGGGCGGCTACGAAACTCCGTGAGAAGAACGGGATGAGTTACCTGAACGAAGGCCAGATCATTCAGTTGGAGGACACGTACCGGCAGATATTCACGGCTGCTGGTATCCCAGAGAAGTTCTGGGAGCAGGACGACTTGAACAACCTGATCGGTCAGGACGTGTCCCCTCAGGAGGTGGCTGACCGTGTGAAGTTGGCTGAGGATGCGATCAACAACACTGACCCTGCGTACACACGAGCGTTCCGTGAATACTACGGGATCGGTAAGAAGTCTCTTGTCGGCTACATGCTGAACCGTAAGAAGGGTGTTCAGTTGCTTTCCGAGCAGGTTAAGGCTGCTGAGATTGGGGCCGAGGCGGGGTCTACCGGGATGGATTCTGTGGGTAAGAAGTTCGCTGAGAAGTTGGTGGACAAGGATATCTCCCGGCAAGAGGCGCGACAGGCGTTCGCTAACGTGGCCGACACTGAGCAGGATTGGAAGAAGTTGGCTGCTGTGTCTGGTGAGAAGATCAGCGAGAAGGGTCTTATCAAGGATGAGTTGGGTCTTGATAAGGACGGCAAGGTAGGCCGGAAGAAGAAGCGTCTTGCTTCACAGGAGCGTGCACGGTTCGGGAACATGGGCGCTGGTACTGCTGGGCTTGGGGCCTCTACGTCGGGTGCCTACTAACCTACGCTACCGTAGGTAAATCTCGAGAACTTCGTACACTTGTACGAATGTAGGAAGTTTGCATTCGTTCCCCGCCTATATGGAAGTTGACCGCCCCTCGCCTTTGGCTTGGGGTTTACCGGGGCTGAATCAGTTTCGATCAGACGCTAAGGCCAAAGTGCAACGTCTGATACGTGGGTGCAACTCCCACCGGCTCCACTACCTCGCAGGATCGACCGGCCCCTGTGAGCGTACAAGACCGGCAGCAAGGAGCCTTACGTATCCTCCCCGGGATATGTGAGTGGCCTACAGATGATGAGGGAGTAATAAGTGGATCAGGACGGCGACTACGAGGACGGCCAGGAAAGTTCCGGCAAGGGACTGAGGGGTCAACTTGAACAGGCACTCGCAGAAAGAAAGCCCTAGAGGCTGAGGTTGCAGAGTTGCGTGGCAAGGCTCGACAAACCGAGGTATCGAACGTGCTGACCGCTAAGGGTGTCAACCCGAAGGTTGCCAAGTTCATCCCCGCTGATGTGGAGGGTGAAGAGGGAATCTCCAAGTGGCTTGAAGAGAACGCCGACCTGTTCGGTGCTACTCCGCAAGACGACGACACTCAGCAACAGGATGCAGGTATCGCCCCCGAGGTGAAGGAATCCGCATCACGGTTGCAGAACCTTGGTAGCAGTGCACAGTCTCCGAGCAAGTTGGCTGACATTGAGGCTCGCATGGCGAGTGCTCAAACGTCGGAAGAGTTGCAGGAGTTGTGGGCTGAGGCTCAAAGGTTCGTCCTCTAACAACCTCTAGCCAAGAAAGGCAAGCAAGTGGCTGCTCCTAACACCACAACCGCTGACCTTGCGAATCTCGTTACCACTGCGTACGACCGCAAGGTGAACATGGCGCTGCGCTCCAAGGCGCAGTTCCGTTCCATCGTTGACACGAAGCCGGTGCAGCAAACGCACCCCGGTGACTCCATCGTGTTCAACCTCTACTCCGACCTCTCCCCGGCTACCACGCCGCTGAACGAGGTTACCGACCCGACTGGTGTGACCATTGGGGACACGACCCCGGTGACCGTGACTCTCAACGAGTACGGGAACTACACCGTCGTCACGAAGCGCTTGCAGGAGTTCGCTCTTGACTCTGCGCTTGACAGCAACCTTGCCAACATCGTTGCTCAGAACGAGTTGGACTCGATTGACAAACTGGTTGAGGCTGTCATGGCAGGTTCGACCAACGTCATTACCGAAGAGGCTGGGTCGCTGGTTGGCCCGGGTGGTGCCGGTCAGAACGTGAACGACATTACCGGGTCTGACACTCTCAAGAGCAAGCACATTCGTTACGCCGTCGCTAAGAACCGTGCTGGTTCTGTCCCGGCTGTGCGTGGCGAGTTGTTCGGGGCTTACATTCACCCCGACGTTGCTCACGACCTGCGTGCCGAGTCCGGTTCGCTGGGCTGGCGGGTGCCCCACGAGTACCAGGCTGGTGAGGCTATCTGGGCCGCTGAGGTGGGAACCTACGAAGGCGTGTTCTTCGTTGAGAACCCGCGCTGTGGTGTGGCGACGAACACCGGCACGGTGGACGTGTACCGCACCTACATCTTCGGCCAGCAGGCCGTTGCCGAGGCGGTTGCCGAAGAGTTCCACGTGGTGCTCGACGGTGCGATCACCGACCCGCTGAACCGCAAGACTGCGATGGGCTGGTACGGGATCGCGGGTTGGTCGCTGTACCGCCCGACGTGCTTGACCGTGGTTAAGACCGCTTCAAGTATCGCCTGATCGAAGCAACAAAGGTGAGGGGTCAGGGCCGAAACATGGCTCTGGCCCCTTACCTGTTTCCACCACTTTACAAGGTTTGTAGGGCTTTATAGCCCAAGTATAGGAGAGACTTAAATGGCTACCATCGTCAGCAAAGAGTACGCTACCGCGCTACTTGACACCATTGCCACCACGTACGCGACAGACGGACTTGAGGTGGCGTTCCTTACGGGTGCCCCAACAATCAGCGGTGGCACGCTGGACATTAGCAGTGTGGAGTTGTCCGGTGCGACGAACAACGGGTACGCACGTATCCCGCTGCCTGTGGCCGACCTGACCGCTGCGTCCGGTAACAACCCTGTGGCACTGTCTAACGACGCGGTGCTCGTGTCCGAGTACAACGGCGGCGCTTCTGCGTGGCAGGCGATCAACTATGTGGCTGTGATCGACGCGGCTGCCGGTGGTGACGTGCTGATGGTGATTGGGACGGCTGCCCCTGTGACTATCGCTGAGGGCCGTCGCGCTCGCATCCCTGTCGGGGCACTCACTCTGCGTATCGCGTCTGCCTAGTCCCCCACCCCTGAAAGGAGGGGGATATGTCCCTTGACGTTGATCTGACGTTTGACAGTGTGGGGCTGGCTGTACCTTCTGGTGACTTCTCTTCGGTCACTGCTACCTCAGGGTTTCAGGTATTCGGGGAGAGCACAACTTCCCCGGGTTTGGCCCATGTCACCGCTCTTCCTCGTGGCGGGTATCTGTTCACACGGACAGGTGGCTCTATGGGGACGGTGTACTACGGGACACACAACGACCCCGTAACAGACTATGAGGTTGACGGGGAAACGTTCACGGGCCACACGGAGCATACCCGTAGGTACACGCACGAGATTACTGATGCGTCGTTGGCCGACTCCACGGTGCTGTACTCGTTCACTAACGACGGTGCTGCGTATCTCGTGTTCGGCAGTGATAAAGACACTGACCCCGATCAGCGTGACGCTACGGTGCTGGTGTTCCGTCCTAACGAGTGGACGAGTCCTGGCAAGTTCACGGTAGAGGTGCCTGTTCACCCCGAGGACTTGACGTGGCACTTTGAGGAACGCCACGAGATTCTCAAGTTCATCGAAACCCCGGGCCGCATGTCAGACAATGACACGGTGTTGTCTGCGTGGGTTGGGCAGACCGAGTTACCCGCCACTGTGAAACGCTACCGGCTTGTCAACGGTAACCTTGTGTACTCCCCGTACGACGACGATGTGGTTGCACCATCCGTGTATGAGGCACATTCTGTTGACCTTAACGCAGGCTGGTACAGCACGAATGAAGAGTTGGTGCACGGTGAGTTGCCGTGGTTCACTAGCCACCCCACCTACACGGTGACTTTGGTTGACCACCGTATTGACCCGTACTGGCACCACGAAGATCCTGATTGGGTGGCGAACATTGTCCAGCCGCAGAACGGTGCCTACGAGTGGGTTCACTATGTTCGTCGTGTCTTGACGTATGAGGGCACAAGTAACACGTACGCCTTCGTTGTGGCTGCGAGGTTCAGTTACGAGGGTGCAGACGAAGGGATGCATCAATGCTCTCCGTACCTGAACAGTTATGGCACCGCGTCACGTATGCAACTTCACGACCCAGCACAGTACCACCCGATTGACGGAAACCTGTACGTCAAGTTTGAGGCGACGGGTTGGAGGATCGGGTACTACGATTTCTGGTCCAGTGCGTCTAGGAATAACAGTCCACGCTTCTACACGGTGGATTCGGATATTGGGGACAGTGGTCTGATCCCGTACCCCGCTACCCCTACTGAGGTGTTGCTCCCGATCCCGGTTGAGCCGCATCCGTATGTGGGTCGGGATGCTTTCGCTCAGGCTGTCGTCGGCCCTGTGGCGATGCTGGGTGAGGACGAGTGGGGTCTGCAAGACCTGACCTTGTTCGTGCTGTACCTGATCCCGTACCTTGAGGGGTCTGCCGACAACACCCCCGGCATGAGCATCTACTCCTACTACCCTGTCACTGGTAGGAAGAAGTTGCAGTTCGATCTTGACGAGGACGTATACCACGACGTATTCCGCTACACGGGGGTCACAGGCTACAGCAGTGTTGTGAGTCTACAGCGCCCTATACCCGGGCCAGACGCTAAGGCCACTGACCCCGGTTCGTTTACTGCCGCTATCTCGTTCGATGTTGAGAAGCCACACTCTGTGGCCGAGTCAGACTCTTTGCTGTCTGTCGTCAGTAGTGGTGTCTGGCCGGGGTTCTGGGATTCTCTTGACGCTGACGACGTGTGGTTGGATTCGTCCGACACGGTTGCTGACCTTGATGATGTGACTCTTGAGTCTGAGGGCAACGACTTCATCACTGTCACCCCTACCCCGAGCAGTGTGGTTGCTGACGGCACCATTCTTGTACAGGTGGTTGACGACAACCCCGAGCGTACGGTGTGGCTGTCATGTAGCAACATGGTTGTCGATGCGGAGATAGGCCACTTCTTCGGGATCATCGAGACACCTATCGACATTGACCCTGTGGAGTCTGACGGTGTGGCTGATGGGGAACAGTCCCGGGACTACACGGTAGACGGGCCGACTGATGTTGACTTGCCGCTGTCCGACCCACTCACACAGGACTTGGTTATTGTGGTGGGGTCGTGGTACGAATACGAGGACTTGTCGGCACTTGTATTTGATACGTCTGGTGACGGTGGCGTTAACCTAATCAACTTTGCTGCCAACTACGACCTCACGCTAGAAGGTGACCAGACACCTGACGGCGAGGTGCGTCTGTTCGGGGACTACGAGAACGAGGACGTGCCGCTGCTACAAGAGTTGCAGGTTACGGCGTTCGGCTGGTACACGCTGCTGTCCGACTACGAGAACGAGGACATGTCCCTGACGGGTGACTTGTCTGCTGATGCTACAGCGATGGTGGAGGACGGGGCACCAACTACCGATCTTGTACTCGATGCTGGTGTTACTGACCTGTCAGGTGTGGTGCTTGTCTACAGTCAGGGAACTACTGTTGTGGGCGATCCACCCACCCCGGGTACGTGTACTAGTGGTGAGTGCACGGTGACGTTACCTGAGGGTGCTAACCCTGCTGTCCCGTTGACGTACCTTGCCGATGGTCACCTTGTCTCTGTCTTGTACGAGGGCACTGTGCTTGACGTGTTCTACGTTGAGGACACTGACTTGAGCACGTTCTGTGTGACAGTGCTGTCGTCTACCGGGACTCCTGTGACGGGGCTGCCGGATGCAGAGGTAGACACGGTAACCCCCATCTACACCGTTGACACGTCTATGCAGACAACTGACGTGTTCATGGTGGGTGAGGGTGACCATGTGGGTGTCGTCTACTACGGGCCGAGTGTGTTCATCACTTCCGACAATGAGGTTGAGGTGATGTGGGACTTCGCCTCACCTGACGACTTTGAGGGTAAGCGTGTGGTGTGGCTGTTCGGGTACGACAATCCGCCGCTGTCCTTTGAGGATGCCGCCCTGATCGCTGCGTCGGGTAACGGTCGGTATCTGCGCCTGTCCCTTCCATCACTATGACCGGGGTATGAGCAACTGTTCTTCGTCATGCCCTACTCAGGATCATAGTTCGTGGGGTGCTTGTGTGCGCGCCAAGGGTCTGCGTGTCGGCTGGGCTGCCAGTCACAAAGGCATCGACCGCACGAAAGAGAAGAAGTGGGAGCAGGGGCTACAGGAGTACCGGGATGCCCGGGCTGCCGGGATTCAGCCTGCGTCTACGAATGTTCGTGACGTGAGGGCTGCTGTGGCTGCGAGCGAGGCTACGGGTTCGGCGGTGAACGCTAGTGGCTAAACAACCTACGTTCCGCCTAGAGGCACTTAAATACTTCCTCAAGGGTGAGGCTATCGCGTGGGCCGGTGACACCATGTACTTGTCGCTGCATCACTCTGCCCCGTTCGGCACTAACGCTCAGACACTCTACGAGATTTCCTATCCCGGCTATGCACGCCAGTCTATCTCTGCGTCGGATTGGGACGTGAGTGGCTACACCTTGGTGAACAACAGGCAGATCACCTTTCCTAACCCGAGCGGCGGTTCGTCGGAGGAAGTGTGGTGGGTGGGTCTTGGGACGGCACAGACAGGCACGGGTCAACTGCTCTACTACACGAACGTGTTTGAAGAGGTGTACCTGATCGCTGTTAACGAGCCGGTGATTATCCCTGCCGGGGGTTTGACCGTTAGGGAGACGTAGCCGTGCCGTGGAACGTGACCGTCGAGGGGTACATATCTGGGCAGTCCGAGTTCGAGGTCAGCCTCTTACCGCCACCCGCCCCGGCACCCGAGAAGGGGCTCTCGTTCCTGTGGACGATTCACCCTAAGCGCCGTCAGCAGGCAAACGTGGACGCGAGACGTAAGCGCAACCCGTTCCGTCGCCTGTCGGTCAACACGGACTTCCGTGCGTGGCGACGAGTCGTCTGGTATCAGGGCGGCAAGCGACCCACCACTCCCGACGATCCAGTCCTACAGTAAGCGTTCCCCCGCTATCTGATTGAGAGAGGCGCTTTCGCCTGCGTGACTTAGGAGCCCAATGACTACGTTCAGCGACTTGCAGAACGAGGTTCTGCTGACCCTTGAGGGGTTCACTAACGATCAGGCAGTGATGTGCAAGGTCGGCGGTGCCGGTGTGACTGATACTGCTACCACGATCACGGTTACTGGTGGGTCGTTTGCTGACGGCAGCGGCATGAGTACCGGGGTGTGGGAGGTTGAGGACGAACTAGTGTTCGTGCCTGACTTCAACCGCTCTACCGGGGTGGCGAGTAACGTGATTCGCGGGTGGCGTGGCACGACTGCCGCCGCTCATGCTGCCGGTGCAACGGTACGCAACAACCCTAAGTTCCCTGTGGTTCAGGTGAAGCGTGCACTCAATGACACGATCCGTAACCTGTTCCCCCGTGTCCCGGCTATCCGCTCCCACGACTTGACGCTACAGGTCAACACGTACCGCTATCAACTTCCCGCTGACTGCCGTCAGGTGTTGTCGGTGTCGGCTCAGGATGAGAACGCTAACTATGCGTGGACTGACCTTCGTGCATGGAGGTTTGTGCCCCGACCTCTAGAGGGTGGCACGGTGATCGAGTTGCCATACAACTCTAGGCAGCGTCTTGTGCGTGTCACCTATGCGGCAGAGCCGTCCCCGCTGCTGCTGAGTGCCGACGACTTCGCCACGGTGACGGGGCTTGAAGAGTTCGCCCGTGAAGCGGTGGTGTGGGGTGCGGTGTGGCGGCTGTACTCAACTAGCGAGTTGGGTCGTGGCTTCTTCTCTGCCGCCGATCAGACCATGATGAACCGTCAATCGGACTTCGGTAAGTCAACAGACATTAGCAAGTACCTGTTGGGTGTGTATCAGCAGGCGGTGACGGATGCAGAGTCTCGTATTCAAGACATGTTCCCGCCTGTACGTCACTACGTTTGGGGCTGATTGTGGCACCACCTGTCTACACTAACTCTGGCCGTGTCATGTACGACGTGGCGATCACAGGCTTGAACCCTGACACACTGACCGAAGAGGCTATCCCGTTTCTTGTCGGGAACAGTGAGGACTACCCGTATATCCGTGAGTCTGACGGAGGGGTCAGAGAGCAGATCGACACTACCTCTGAGGCTGGGGAGCAATCTCTCACAGGGTACTGGTGGCGGTCACAAGCATCGTTTGATCTTGGGTGTGGTGTTGAGTATTTCGACACTGCGAAAGATGAGTCTGTGGCGCGGAGGTTCCGCGACTCGTGTGGGGTGCATGTGTTCACCCCCGGCAAGGTGACGTTGCTGAACGCGACTAACAAGATCGAAGAGTTTGAGAGTAAGTCGTACATCACCCCGTACTGTCTGCTCGATGATGAAGGACAGATCACAGACCAGGGTGTGCTGCTGGCACAGTCGTCATTCTCTGGTACTCCGAGTGGGGAGATTCTTAAGGTCACTGACGCGGGGGTTGTCACTTCCCTTGTGGATGGTATTGACGCGGTGTACGACATTTGCACCGATGGTGGCTACTACTACGCGTTGAAAGACGACGGGATTCACAAGGGCCTGATTAGTGGGGGGTCTGCGTTGCAGATCATCCCGCTGCCTGAGGCTGAGGGCGCTGACAATGTGAAGCGTGGTCGGCTTGCGGTGATGAAAGACCGCCTGATGATCGCCTTGTCACAAGAGACTGACACTGCGAGTGTGTCAGTGGGGAAGATTTACGAGGTTGCCACGTCGTTCACAGGTGATTTGCCTGACCCTATCTACACGGTAGAAGTTCCTGGGTGGCGGTGGGCGGGTATCTGTGAAGGCCCGACTGCTATCTACCTTAGGGGTTATGCAGGTAACACGGGCCGTATCTACGCGGTGACTATTGATACGTCGTCTAATCCTCCCACGTTGCAGTCCCCGTACACGGTGGCCGAGTTACCACAAGGTGAGGTGGTGACGAGCGTTATCAGTTACATGGCTACCTACCTTGTGATCGGTACGAACAAGGGTGTCAGGGTGGCGACGATCAACCCTGATTCGTCACTGACGATGGGGCCGCTGTCGGTGAAGTCTGATACCCCTGTGTGGGGGATGTGCGCTATCGGGGACTA